ATGACCTACCAAGAAGCCGACGAATACATAGAGTACAACTGCATCGGCGCATGGATCGGCGAACAAACCCCCATCATCGTAAAACCCATAGCGATGTAACCATGACAACAATCATCGGAATACAAGGAGACGGATACTGTCTCATAGCAGGAGACACACGAATAGCATCAGTAGACAGCAACGGTGTCGCCTACCAAATCAACACCCTCAAAACCGAAACCTCCAAAATAGCGGTAAACGGCAAATACCTGATCGGCACAGCAGGAGACCTCAGAGCCATCAACCTCCTCACCCACACCCTCAACCCACCCGTCTGCCCACCAAACCTCAAAGGCAAAAAACTAGACGAATTCATCACCAACAAACTCATCCCCACCATCAAAGAAATGTTTGAAAAAAACGGTTACACCGTCAACGAACCAAACACCAACACAAACAAAGCCGAACACGACTCAGAACTACTCGTAGCCATCAACCAAACCCTCTACCTCATAGACGGCGACTACTCATGGTTCACAGACCAAACAGGAATCTACGCCCTCGGCACAGGAGCAGCCTACGCACTCGGCGCCCTACACAACATGCCAACCCCCAAAAACCCTGCACAAGCCAAAAAACACGCCCTCAAAGCCCTAGCCACAGCATCCAAATACGACCCAAACACAGGAAACCCATACCACACCCACATACAACAAACACAACAGAAAACAGATAAACCTAAATGAAACAACAACACCACAAACCCCAAGACGATACACAAACAAAACGCTGGCAAACCCACGCAGCCTGCCGCGGAAAAACAAACCTCATGTTCCCCCAACACCACAAAGACATCACCTACATACTCCAAGCACGAGAAATATGCGCCCACTGCACCGTCAGACCACAATGCCTCAAAGAAGCCCTAGAATACCACCCAATAGACATGCACGGAGTCTGGGCAGGCTTAACATCACGACAACTAGCCGCCGAACAAAAACGCCGAGGCATCAAACCAATCCGACCATCAATCAGCCAAATGTGGGATCTATCCTAAACAAACCCCACACACATCACAAAAAACAGAACCCAAAACCTCAACAGGCTTCTTACCACAAGACGGCAAACCACAAGGCTCCAACCTACGCTCACCCCGCAAATAAGCCACCACCCCCGACAAAGGCTCAACAGGATCCGAAACCTCCAACAAAGCCCGACCCTCACTATCACGCAAACCATTCACCAACAACAAACCCACAAGTTTCTGAAACGAAACACCCGAACCCTCAGCCAAATCCACCAAACCATTCTTCAACCACCCCGGCAAAGGAACAGTCACAAAAACCATATCCCCATCCCGAGCACGCCTAGACCTAAACCCCAACAGAACCACCCCAATCCCGAACCACCAACATCCCCAAATACTCACCAATAGACAAATCAAAAGCATCCGCCTGATCAACCATCAAATTCTTGATGTCTGCGTCTATTTTTATGGTTAGGGTTGTTTTTGTGTTTGGTTGTGCGCGGTGTGGTGGGCGTCCGTGTCGTTTTTTCATTTTGGTTTGTCTCCGGCTGGTGGGTGTTTGGCATTTTTTCGTGCGAGGTATAGTCCGAGGAGGATTCCGTGTGAGAGTCCGATGATGATGCCGTGTATGTATTGGGTCATTATGTTATTGCTTTGTTATATGTTGGTTGTATGTTTGTTTGAAGTGGTCTCTGTCTGCGCCTGTGGTGAGGTTGAGTCCGACTATTCGTATTACTTGTTGTAGTTTAACTGGGATTTGGGTGTCGGGTTGTGCTGTTCCTGAGTTGACGGTGTCTCGTATGTGGCAGTACAGGTTCCATGCTTGTGTGGCGGTTGGTTCTGCGTCTGGTTGGGTTTGTTGCCATTCTTCGTGGATCATGCCGGGTGTGGGGAGGAAGCGTTCTGTTCTGTTTAGTTTAACTAGGATGAGTTCTAGTTGTTTGTATGGGCAGTCTTGGAGGACAAGATCCCATGCTGTGTAGATGGTTTGTTTTTGTTTGGGGTCGTTGGGGAGTTCTTTGTTCCACATAGAGTAGGCGAGGTTGACTAGTTCTGTGGATTGTTGTTGATCCATTATTCGCCTGCTTTGCGTCGTGGGCTGTTGATGAAATCTTGTTGGGCGTCGCGTTTCTCTGATCGTTGGATGAAGCCTTCTATTTTGTCGGCGTCTCGGAATATCAAATCTATACCGTTATATTTTTTTTGTTGCGGGTTGTCGCCCATATGGAATGGGGAGGATGCACAGCCGTCTATGGCTTGGCAGGATGCTTCTATGCCGTAGTCGTGGATTGATGCGGCGATTTTGACTTTGCGTTCGTGGTCTAGGACGGCACGGGTGGAGCCCATTGTTTTAACCCAGTAGTCCCATACGATTTTGACTGCTTCGTCGGAAATTTCTTTGGCTTTGGCGTTGCGTTGTTTTGTGGAGATCCGTGGACGGGTTTGTTTAGGTTTATTTACGCCACCGTTCGGATTGGGAAACAGTTCTTCAACCATCGCAGACACTTTACATCCTTTTACTGAAAAGGTCAACATTGGAATCTATAAATATCTGGTCCGGCCGGACCGGACGTTGTGGCAGTAATCATCTGTGGTAGCCACGTTGATTTAACTAAAGAGGAAAAACCACTAGTGGGTTTAAAACTTTGGAGAGTGTGAGAACCTTTACCAAATCTTTTTTGGCGGACGCGCAGCCGAAACAAGATCCGCGATTTTGGGTAGTCGCAGATTAAGATTTGATTATTGATCGCGCGCGAAAGGTTGTATACGCCACCGTTGCAGTTGGGTCACGAACTGCTTTATTGCGCTTACTATTTCATTCGGCGCAGTCCCGATGTGGTTGTACAAGATAGCAGACGATCAGTCCCGCTACACGCACATTTAAAAGAAAAACCACTAGTAACGTTATATATCGTTATGTTGTGGTTTTTGTTGGTGTGCGGGGCTCCCGACCACAATATGTGGGGTAACGCTTATTGGGGGGCGGGACTTGCTAACCTTCCTTGTATCGGCGGGGCTTTGAAGACCCCCATCTAAAAAACTCGTCGTTGTAGTGGAGCGGGACTACGAACCCTTCTGTCGGGTTGGGTGTCGTAGCCCGCTCACTACTTAACCAACTTCAACACAGGTTTTCTGTAGGTCGGATGGTTACGCATTGAGCGTGACAGATCATTGTTTCCGCCACCGTTCAGTTTGGATAACTTCGGTTTGGTTTTAGAACGGTTCTTCTGTGCCATCTTCATCATCTTCTAGTTGATCTATCTTCTGTTGCCATTCCATCAAAATGTAAAACGCATCTGATCGTCGTTTAATTGCGTTACTGGTCATTATCGGCCAGTCTTTGATTGGTGTTGCGAAACCTTCAAAGTGTTCTTGCATCCCTTCTTCAGTTCCACAGTCTGAACAGATCTCTATCGGTTTAGAGTGCTTGTCTCGTGTGAGACGCGATATTGCGCCCATGTATTGTTTGTGATGTTCGTTGGAGGGAATTAGCCCTTCACATCGTGGGCATACACCCATGTCTATTTGTTTTGAATGGATCTTGTTAAACGGTTTCATTATGTGTTCTTTCTTCTAGTGGTATATGTGGAGATTTTCTGTTTTCCCATCCGCAGATTTCTTCAAACCATTCATCCATCCATGATGTGCGGGATGAATAGTTTACTTCTGTTATTGCCCACCCGCAGTATTTACAAGTTTTCATTTTATATACGCCACCGTTCAGTTTGGAATAGGGGTTTGTTTGAATGTCAGGTATCCGCCGTCGCAATCTGATGCGATTCCTGTTACCCAACATTCTTGTTCGTCGCCGACGATTGCGCGGATCTTCTGTATCGCGTTTGTCATTGCGTCGGTGTCGTATTCGCCGTCTACATCTGTTGTGACCATGACGGTGACTCTGTAGGTGGACATTATTGGTTGTTCTCCAAATACTGTTCAACCGCTTTCAGACCTTTGTTGAGGAGAAGGGAGATTGGGAGGAACGCTGATGCGTGCTTCCCGTAGGTGTCACCGTTCTTCTCAATAGACTCTGCGATCAGTCGCTCTATGATGTCTTCGTTGAACGCGACACAAATGCTGTTATCGCCAATCCCATACACCAATGGTTCAAGTTCGTCCCTCTGAGGGAATACTTCTGGTGGTGCTGTCAAGAATGTGACGGTAGTTCCGTCTTCGTGTTGCATACGGATAAGAACATCTTTGTTGTCGTCGTCTGTAAACTCTGTGAAGTCCATTTTGTTTTCTTTCTGATGGCATATACGCCACCGTTCGGTTTGGATAAAGCCACTTCGTTTAGAAGTGGTAGTCCACGATCACAATCCACTGCTTGTCAGGATTGGTTTCTGCTCGTTTGTGAACCCACTCAGGGTTGGGTGTGTATTCCACTGTGTCGTAGAACATGGTGTCTGAGTCGTATTCCCTGTTGAGGACTTTCAACGCTCGTGTGATCTTGAAGACCGCGAGACTTTCCTTCAGGTATGTGTCACGCTGTTCTTCTGTGAGTCCACCTAAAGGTTGGTTGAAACTTCCGAAAGTGTATTTCGGGTTGGTGAGGATTTCGCTCAACGGAATATCTCCGTAAAGTTCAACCGCTTTCGTGATCGTTTCTTGTGTCCATCCGCACGCAACCGTTATGAGTTCGTTGAATGCTTCAGGGTTGTCTTTGTAGTTTGTTGCGATCTTGCCGTCTTGCATACGCGAGTCGTCAGGGATTGAACACCAATCAGACCATCCTTGCGCTTCCGCAAAATCAAGTGCTATGTGCTTTGCGTCGTCTTCGTTGTCTGCTTCTACTGCTAGTCGGTGATATGTGTGCATTATTTGTTCTCCTTACTGAGATAAACGCGGTGTAGTGCTTCTTCCACGATTTCGTGGAGTTGTTCCCAAATGCCGTCCATGCCCTTGAAACTCATTGCTTCAAGTGCTTTCGCCCAATCTTCATCAGAGATGAGATATGGTTCTTCGCTCTCAAACATTGGTTCAGGTCGCTCAAAGTCTTCTTTGGTGAGAAACAACCCAAAGATGTCTTGATCGGGAAGTGTGTGTTCTTGTAGTTTGTTGCTGAAGTCGCGCGCTTTCATTAGATTGTCCTCCCCATGATGTCGCTTGCGTAGTTACGGATACCCGAAACAAGTTCCTCGCTGTAAACATTCCACAAATAGTCAGATGACAAAATGTATTGCCCCAACTCGTTCAGTTGGTCGTCTGTGAGTTCTTTTGCGAACTGATATTCTTCGCTCCTGTAACCGCTATCAAGACGATCGTTGATTTCGTCACGCAACGCCTTCACGCTGAACGCGATTGAGTTCGCATAGGTGAGATCGTTGTCGGTGTATCGGTCTAAGTCCACGCCGTATTTCTCTCCGAGTTCACACGCGGTGCTGTCGTTGCCACCGTTGTTCCACTCCTCTAAGAGTGCTTTGCCTGCGTCGTCTAGGGTTTCGGTGTCTACGATCACCGTTCCTGCGAGGTCACAAACAGTGCCGTCGTGGGTGTTGATAAGAAACTTACCCATATTTTGTTACTCCATTTCTAGTAGGTGTATTTATTGTAGCGGTTACAAAAATGTTTTGCAACCTAAAGCGGTTGGGTTTTTACACCCGAACCGCCCTACTAAGGATTTCTGCCTCAATCTCTTTTACAGGACGAGGACTCCAATGACAATCACGCTCAACCATAGGGATCGTGCCACCGAACCCACAGACTTGCTCTAGTTCTGAATACGAGAAGTATCCATACTCCATCTCAAAACCGTCCACGAGACCCCAAAAGGTGTCCTCGCCGTCAAACTCAACCGCATACCAAGTCCATTGGGAATACGGTGAGAAGAACTTGACCATTGCGATCGCTTCCTTCTCAGGGTGCTTCTCGCTGTTGTAAAGAGGAGGGAGTTTTTCCCTAATCTCTTGTGTCAAGAGTAGGTGCTTCCGTTTTGCTCTTTGTGTTTCCATCAGTTGATCTCCTTGTAGTCGCCGTTCCTGAGTTCCCTCAGGTTCGTGTAAATGATTACTTGTCCCTCGTTATCAACATCCATGTCACAAGTTGGGATAAGTTTTTCCAACTGCTTACGGAGTTTGTTCCCGTCAATCGTTTTCGTTTTCATTATTTTTGCTCCTCGCAATCGTGACCATACCAATAGTCGTTTGCTTCATCCTCGTCACGCATATCAAATACGCGATCACATTCCTGACACTTCGCAACGGTTTTCATTACGCCGTCTCAATCGTGTCTGTGTTTTGTTCAACGATCATTGCCCAAGTGGTCGCCCACCCTGCAACATCACGCAACCCAACGATCTCGCCTTCGGGTTCACGCTCTAACACATGAAGAAGTGTCGCCATGCGTGCGGTTGCGACAGAAAGAAGATCAAACTCCTCTTCCCACACATTCGCAACATAGTCGCCCCAAATCAACACAAACTTGTTGAAGTATTCGTCGTCGCGATCGGTTGTGACCACATAGACCTCCGCCGAGTCTGCTTGTAACTCAAACAGGATGTCCCCGAGTGGATACTTTTCAATGATCCCTTGCTTTAGTAATGACATTCTTTTCTCCTTGTTTAGTAGTTCTAGTTTCGGGTTTCCCCTCACCCATAAGAATAGGTGAGGGGTGTAACACGGTTTAGATGTCTTCGTCTTCTTGATCTTCGTCGTCTTCGTAGTCTTCCCAATCCGCGCCTTGTGGGATGAGATTTGTGAAACCGTCGTTCGGGTTTTCTTCGTTGGTTTCAACCGCGTGAACGAAACGCAAACTGCACGACTCGTTATACCACTTGACGATCATGTCATACATTTCTTGCGGTGTTCCCGTGAAGTTGCGATCATCACAACTCACGCCGTTGTAGTTATCACGAAACCATTGCGCCTGACCTTCGTCCATTGCGACATAGATTTTGTGACAACCATCAAACGCGATCAGTTTCGCGGTTTCGGTTGCCTGTCTGACATCCTCAAACAGTTCGGTGAGTGTTGCATTCATTTTCTGCTCCTTTGTTTAGTAGGTTTATTCGGGTGTTTGCCCTTCCCCCATATTGTAGGGGAAGGGTGTAACACGGTTATTTAGACGGACACTTCCTCGTCTTCCAACATTGCTTTGCATTGCGCTTCAATGCCGTCAAGGACATTCGTGACACGCTCATATTGTGCGTCATAATCGTCTGCCTCAATCTCTGCGTCGCTCATTGACGGATATTCGCCCTCAATGTCTGCCACGACCACACCGTTGCGGATCGCCACACCACCTAAGAACGCCATACCGCCCTCCTCGTAAGAGAGAACAAAGTCAAGTGTTGGGAACTGTTTGGACACATTGCGTATGCCCTCACAAATCGGAGACCATGCGGTCATGAAAGTCATGTTCAGTTCGGTATCTGCGATCTGTCCGAACACACCGTCAAAGTCTGCCCACTTAGAACCGTAGTTCTTGCAGTTCCACTCATACCAATCGGGTGCGCCGAACTTTTCCATGTTCTTCTTGTTCATTGCTTCCATCTTGAGTTGCTTTTCTGAACCCTCACCATAGAAACCTTTTGGTGTTGCTGTCAGTTCCTCAGGTGTCGGGAACAAGTTGTCAAGAATACTGAACTGATTGTATTCCTTGCGTTCGTCCTCGTTCTTGATGATCGCTTCGTGGAAACGCTTGATCTCAGTCGCCTCCCCTGAAACGGTCAGGTTGTTAGTGCAATAGTTTGGCATTACTTCTCCTTGTTTAGTTAGGTTTATTTGCTTGCCCCAACATTATGCATGATGGGTGTAACACAGTTATTTTTTAGTAGGTATTTTTTATTACTCTCACATTATATATCCGACAAAAACAAAAAGCAACTATTCCCCAAAACTATTTAGACCTAAATACGGAGCGATATTTAGAGCGAAATCTAGAGCGATCACTCAGCCCGACCAAATGCGATCCGTATTCAGGTTTATATGCGCCACCGTTCAGGTTAGATGCGAACAACCAACCATTGCTAACTAACAATCGTTGCAAACTAGTCCCGCATCAACAAAGCCCACCCCACAGC